AGGCGGCATTAAAAAAGCTTGATTATGATCGCCAACGGGGAATGTATATACTGGCGGATAAGGTTAAAAAAGATGGGGATACAATTGGCAGGCTTATCAAAGAGCACGTCAAGGCCATACCGGGACGGATCTCCGCTCTGGTTGCCGGCGAAACCGATCCGCACAAATGCGAACAGATTTTGATTTTAGAACTTAACCGGATGCTCCAGGATATGAGTGATGCGATTTTAAAATCTATTGAGTAATTAAAACCCCATAAAAAAAGGAGGACAATAGAATGCTTATTAAAAAACATTTGGATTTACTTGGCCATAAAGTGAAGGACAAGGTTTCTGATTATGCCGGGGTGGTAATTTCAATATCATTTGATCTTTATGGGTGTGTTCAGGCAGATGTCAGACCTACCGCTCTTGATGAAAAAGGACAGTTGAAAACTGGCATGTGGCTAGACGTTGCCAGGCTTGAAGTAGTGACAAAGAAACCCCTCATGAATATACCAAACTTTGAATGGGGTATAGTAGCCGAAGGAAAAAAAGGTCCGGCAAATTTGCCAGCAAAAATATAACCAGGGGCTAAAATGTTAGCGAAAGCGGCAGCGGCGGCGATGAGGCCGGACCCATATATTTTGATGTCGGATTGGGCGGAGCGAAATTTTATACTTCCCCGTGAGAGTTCGAAAGAGCATGGGCGGTATCGTATCGAGCGAACGCCGTTTGTTAAAGAAATACTCGATGAGCTTTCCCCACAAAGCCCCACCCAGGAGGTGGTCCTGGTCAAACCCACTCAGTTGGCCGGGACCACCATCGGGATTATCTTTTTAATGTGCATTGCGGATCTTTATCCGGGACCGACGCTATTTATAACCGTCACCGAATCCCTTGCAAAAAGGTTTTCCAAGAAGCGCATAACGCCATCGGTGCGGTTGATGAGCAATCTAAGGGGGAAAATCAAAGAGCACAAGACCAGGGATTCCGGGAATACGATTCTGGTAAAAGAATTTCCCGGCGGCTCATGGGTATTGGCCGGGTCGAATTCGGCGGCTTCCTACCGGTCTGAGCCAGCCAAATATATTATTTTGGATGATTTTGATGGTTTTGAGCGGGACATTGAGGGCGAGGGCGATCCGGGAGAGCTTGCCGACCGGCGGGCGGGTTCTTTTTCCGATGCGAAGATTTATAAGAACAGCACGCCTACCGAAAAAGGAAATTCTCTTATTGAGGCTTCTTATGAAGAAACCAGCCAGGGGGAATTCCATGTTCCGTGTCCGCACTGTGGATATTTTCAATATCTGGTTTTTGGTAGCCGGGATACCAAACACGGTGTAAAGTTCACCCGGCATGAGAATGGGGACATAAAAGATGTTTGGTATAGCTGCGAAAAGTGTCATAAAAAAATAGGGGAATATCAAAAGCAATCCATGCTTCCCAATGGGAAATATGTTCACCGGTACCCGGATCGATTAAAAAAAGGTTTTAGATATAATGCCCTTTATTCTCCCATCGGCTGGCGAAACACCTGGAGAAAGATCGCCCAGGATTTTTTAAAAGCCGCCGGTGAAATAAAGCTGGGCAACCCGCAGCGGATGAAAACATGGACCAATACCATGATGGCCGAGGCCTGGGAAGAAGAAGGGACGCAGCCGCAATGGGAAAATCTTGCAACCCGCGTTGAGAATTATCAAGAGAAGTGGGTGCCCATGCGCGGGCTATTGCTGACTGCCGGGGTTGATGTTCAGGATAACCGGCTTATCGTTGGCGTGTTTGCCTGGGGGCGTGGTGAGGAAAATTGGAAGATATTTTACACGGAGCTTTATGGCGATCCGGAGACTGATGATGTTTGGGAAAATCTGGATATTATTTTAAATGCCGACTATGAACACGAAAGCCACAACAGGCTAAAGATATTATCTGTGTGCGTGGACACGGGCGGTCACAGGACGCAGCGCGTATATAATTACTGCAGGACCCGTTTTCCGCTTGTTACTGCGATCAAGGGTGTCCCCGGAGCCGGGAAGCCGGTTATCAGCGCGACGCCGACGCTGGTTGATGTTTCATTCGGCGGGCAGAAAATAAAAGAGGGCTGTCAATTGTGGTCTGTCGGCGACGATACTACCAAGTCAACCATTTATTCCAGGATGAACATTGTTCAATCCGGTCCGGGTTGTTTTCATTGGAATAATGGGACTCCGGATGAATATTTCAAGCAACTCACTGCGGAGAAGATCGTCACCCGCCAGATCAAGGGCTTCCCGGTTTCCGAATGGGTGAAAACCCGGTCAAATGATGCGCTTGATGTAAATAAATATGCCTATGCTGCGGCGATCCGTGCGGGGATGAATTATCCGGGTTTCTGGGAAGAAATTGAAAAATTCATTTCAAACGGGAATAAGCCAGAGTCGGACAATGAATATGAGGATAACGAATTAGATACTAAAACTAAACCCCGAAATGATTGGTTTAGATAGCATGTCCATAAAACGTTCAGATAAAATATTGATGGGGGTGGATGATATCTGTATGTTTTTGGGTGGGATTAACCGGGATCTTTTTACAAAGCTTTTGGAAATGGGTATGCCGGTGGTGCAGTTCAACAATCGATATTATGCCCATTCCGAAAACATTGAAAATTGGTTCAAGGCCAACACTGCGCTCATCGGGAAAGATCAAAATGGATAAACCGGCATGGGCAAAAGACAATCCGGATGTTTTTTATTGTGAAAAATTTTATTGCTGGATGTTTATGGATAGATGCCGGGATCGGCAAGAAATAAAGAGCAGCCGGGGATGGGGATCTGCGGGTTTAATGCCGATATTTGAGCAATGCCAAAATTGCAAACAAGGAGAAAAAATTATGGAAGAGCGCGCCACTTATGGAAAATTAACCGAGAAGGAATGTAAACGATGCAAAAAAATCAAAGCCATAACAGAATATCAGAGGAACCATAAAGCAAAAGATGGCCACCTGGATACCTGCAAAGCCTGCATGTACGAACTGCGAACCGAAGGGATTGGGAAAAAATGGAAAGAAAGATTGAAAACGGAAGCAAATGAGGGTCCGAGTTTAGGCATTCAAGATCCATACCCGTCGAAATGGGTGCGGATGATGGAACACGATAAGGATAGCTCGGCGACGTTCAAGCCTGGGAAGACACCGGTGGAGTTAAATAATGTAAGTATAGTCGTTGATTTTAAAGATTATCCTGAAATTTATGATCAATTGAAGGATTTGGCGCATCAGGAAATAAGGAGCATTGAGCAGCAAGCGCTTTTTTATGTGATTTCCGGATTAAAAATATCATGATTTTAAAAACCATAAAAATCAAGGATTATAAGCCTCATCCGAAAAACTACAATCGCCATCCGGCAGAGCAGATCGATGAGCTGGTAAAAAGCCTGGAGCTATTTGGCCAGTTTAAAAACGTGGTAGTTTGGAATAAATTAATCCTGGCGGGGCATGGGCTCATTGAAGCGGCAAAAAAGCGGGGAGATAAGACCATTGACGCCGTGGATATGTCGAAACTGGATGAAGAAAAAGCCCTATCCCTGATGGTAGCCGACAATCGCCTGCCGGATCTTGCCATTATCGATGAAGAGCAGTTGGCAAATATTTTTAAAGAGCTGTCGGAACCGCTTGATATTCCGGGCGTGGATGAAGAGTTTTTGAATGATATCATGATTGAAGGGCTTCAAGATTTGGATGGAAGCAAAAAGGAAAAACTCAAACAAGAAAAAAAAGAAATTAAGCCATATAAAAAAGTTCACATCCTCATTTCTATGGATGTTGATACCGTATCCGATGTATCAGATATCCTCGATAAATTACAAAAAATAAAGGGAATTGAAATTGAGCAGGGATCAAACTGATAATAGTTATCTGGCCGATAAAATCGCACTTCGTCTTTCCATGATTCCACAAAAAGAAATCCTGCGCGTTATAGATGCATTCCACGGGAAGGGCACGATTTGGAAAAATATTTCAAAAAAATATAAAGGAAAAATAAGAATAACCAAAATCGATATTGAGAATAAAAATAACAATGATTTTGTTTTAATGGGAGATAATAAAAAATATCTGTCATCATTATCCTTAAAAAACTATGATGTGATTGATCTGGATGCGTATGGAGTGCCATACGATCAGCTGAAAATTCTTTTTGACAGGGGGTTTAAGGGCTTAGTTTTTGTGACATTTATTCAATCTGTTATGGGCAGATTGTCCAATGGCCTTTTGTACGATCTCGGATTCACCGGCAAAATGATTGATAAGTGCCCGATGCTACTTTGCAGGAATGGGAAAATTAAATTTTTAAATTGGTTGGGTTCGAAGGGTATAAATATGGTAACCATGAGAAGCCATTCAAGAAGATGCTATTTAGGGTTTGAAATAAAATAAAAAACCCCTGTTTCCAGGGGTTTAAATAGTAAAATAGGTTTTAAAAAACTTGAAGATCCTTTTTGATATAATAATCTTTTTTAAGCGATTTAAGAAGCCCTTCAACCTCTATTCTGAATTTCCGCCAATCGATTGTTTTTGAAATAGGGTGGTAATTCATTTTGCCGACCTTGTATAGGTCAACGAAGTCATAAGTTTTTTTGATAATCTCAATGGATTGAAGGGGATCGATGACCGGTTCAAGGCTCACCCATGTTTTGATGCCTATAGATTTTGCGACTTTAAGCGCCTCCATTCTATCCGCCGGTTCCGCCGCGTTGGGTTCCCAGCTTATAGATTTGTCTTTATCCAAAAAAGTCAAAGTCGCTCCAAATTCACATCTTCCATCAGCGCTTGCCATAATTTCAAAATCTTTGGAGGCCCGCATTCCGCCCTTGGTTAAAACCCGGACCGTGTTCCCGTTTTTTAAAAGCGAATTTAAGGTCCAACGGGTTAATTGGGCCGTTTCATCTAAAGGCTGATAGGGGTCGCAGGTGAAGCACAAAAGAATGGGACGGCGATCGCCATTGAATCTTGGGAGATCCTTTTCAAGCTGATCATAAAAGTTTTTTCGGATCGATGGATGATCGTGAAAAGAAGCTCTGTCTGTATATGTTGCCGAGGGCGCATAACAATAATTACACCCATGGGAACATCCCTTGTAAATATTCAGGGCGAGCGGGGAATATTCCGCCGCCCGCCCTTTTGGTTCGTAGATTAAGCCCATTTGATTTCCTTATTTTGATAAGTATTTTGTAATTAATTCCAAGATCAACCACTGCATTTTTTTCCTTAATTATCGATAGAAAAATGGTTTTTTATCAACTTTATAATAGCATCCGGAATCGGACGTCCTTGCTCCCATCCCTCGACCGTTCTATGAGAAACCGATAAAATCTCAGCCATTTCCGATGTGGTGAGGGCAAGAATCTTTCGGAGCTTTTGGATGTCATTCCCTTTTAATTGGTCATGATAAAACCCGGCGCGGTATCCAGTTTGAAGCTGAAGACGATATTCTCCATCACGGCAATTCATATATTTTTGATGCTCCTCTTCCGTGCCGAAATTGTCGCCATGATATGCGCGGCGGACACCCCGTTGAAAACCGATCCAGTAGTCTGCGCGGTCAGCGTCTACGGATTGGAGGGATTTTGCCATCTTCATTAGTAAGCGAAATTTTCTTTCGTCCATAACACACCTCCGTTAAATTCGTTTTTTGCTCGGAACCTCCAGGTCGCAGCCTGACTTTTACACAGAGCCTGATTGTCTGGCCTGTCGGCCCACTGAGCCATTTTTTTGTTTTCCCATTCATTGATTTCCGCAATACGGAACTCCAATTCGTTATGAGTTCTCGGAGGCGGGTATTTTTGCCTATTTATTGTGTGGCGAATTTCCCTTCGGTGGGGAATCTCCATGCTGGGCGCATCAAATTTTTTATCACCGATTTCAACTGTTTTTACACCGGCAACCAACATTTTGTCTGCTTGCCGGTTCCAGTATTCCTCGTCTGTTTCATCAAAAAATATCTGATCAAACAGCCAATCATCAATACGGGTTAGCTCACCCTCCAACTCATAGCATTTTATAAAATTCTCTGCGTATTTTAAGGCTCTTTCTGGGCTTCCTGAATATCCAATTGATATACAAATACCACGAGATGCCCCATCTCGCATAGTTTCTGCCTCTGTTTTGCCATTATAACATCTAACCCGTTTTGAATGATCAAAATGGGGCATTTTACCGCCGCAATATTCTGGTACATTGTCTACTAACCAGGAGGCCAGGGGTGAGAGTTTAGTTGGATCTGGGGTGGTTTTCCGCAACCACCTCATTGCGTTTACCCCGTTTGGCGCTGAACCATTGAGGATATTCCACGGTTCATCGTTATCATATTTTTGCACTCCATAACCGTTGGGTGCATTTTTACCTGTTGAAACTATAATCGTTTTCATTAATTCGTCTCCTTTTTTCCGTATGCATATTGTTGTTTAATTGGTGGATAATAATCTAACCCAGGCGGTAGGCCGTAGGCACACGCTGTATCGTCTGTTGGGTATTCGTTCCAAATTTTTCCTAATCCGGTGATTTTAAAATCGCCGATTTTTTCTCCGATGCGTTTTGTTCCCGCGACTATTTTAATTCGATTGTCCATTTTTCACACCCCCTTTTTTATTTTAATAATACGCTATTTGCGTAATGATGTCAAGCAAAATCGTACATAAAAAACGATAAAAAATGACTATTTTTTATAGGTAACAATCCGTTTTTCATACAAAAAACGGTGTTTCGGATATGAAAAAGCTCCATGTGCATATAAGTTATTGATAATATTAGGTTATATAAAATAATGATTAATGCTTAATAATAACCGGCCATTGGGTATATAAGCCATTAATATCATTAAGTAAACATATCAATTTAAAGCCCGTGTGATTTTCTTGGAATAGGATTATATGGGCGGGATTGAGATCGTCGATTTTAGAGCGTTTGGGAGCGTCGTTTTTTTTAAAAACGTAATTTTTTGGAAACATTTAGTGTGAGGTAAATGTTTCCAAAATCTAAAATCCAGCAAAAACCCCTTCAAACCATGTTTTAACTTTGGACAAATCATCGATATGTCCAAAAAAGCCGCGTCAAATATTATGCCAAATCAGGGTGGAGACTCATAAAAATTTTTATGAGTCTCAAAATCGTGTCAATAGGGTTTAAGTACCGGTTTAGTACCGGTTTAGTACCGGTTTAGTGTCGGTTTTCTGTTTTTGACAAAATCCAGGTGTATACTTTTATTAAAAAAACGGAGGTCATTTTTGATGCGAAAAGATGCTAAAAAAAGAGGACGTCCCAAAAAGCTTTCTCCTGAAGAAAAATCCTTTACGTCAACCCTAACCATTCCCACACCGATCAACACAATTACGCCAATGGTTCCCGGCTATTCCTCACGATCGAGAAAAAACCCGGCATGTCCCGAATGCGGAGCACACCCGGTGATCCGGCAAAGCAAGGGAAAGGGGAAAAATTATTTCCGGTGCCGCATATGCGGAAACCGGTTTGCAATTATTGAGTGAGGATACGTAATGGCGGTCTTTTCAACATGGGCAGCACTAAGAACGGCGATCCTGGACGCTTTGGCAGATTCTTTATCCGGCGAACCATGTGTTGGGGAGTTTACCAAGGGAGAGAGGACTTTGAAATACCGGTCTTATAAAGAATTAACCGATCTGTATGAAAAGACACAGTTTTTAGAAGCCTCTGAAAGCGATGGTGATCCATCAACCACTGTCAGTTATGGGATGCATCGGAGGTTTAATTAATGGGTTTTGTCGAAAGAATAGCTCCCTCATATGCCCTTCGCCGCAAGATAGCCGCCAGCCGGCTAGAACGTTATGAATCTGCTCTGATTGAGTTTAACGAAAACGAAGCCAGGCGCAATAATGTTTTAGAGCAAAGAAGTTTTGATATGGCCTCTCCGTCGCGGATGAATGCCGATTTTTTCGGGGACTCTTCCGGTGCAAATACTTCTATTCAAATGGCTGCTGGCACGCTCCGGAATCAAGTTCGTCATTTAGAGCAAAATAACGGCATGATTGCCGGCCCCATAAAGCGCATGGTCAATAATGTGGTGGGTCAGGGTATCCGGTTTCAATCGGTGCTTGTTTCCGATGAGACTTCCGGGAGATCAAGGTTCCCTAAAATTTCTGAAATAGATGCTGAGCAGTGGATTAAAGAAACCGAATGGAATTGGAAGTCCTGGGTGATGGAATCCGATTTGCGGCTGATGCAGACATTTTACGAACAGCAGCGCATTATCGAGGGCGCCTTGATCCGTGACGGCGCTTGTCTTGTCATCGGCAGAATCAGCGACCGGCGCGGCAGGTTGATCCCCTATACCGTTGAGGTTTTAGAAATCGATAGACTCCAAACTCCGTTTGAATTGTCGAATGATCCAAAAGTAAGAAACGGAATCATTTATGACAACGAGGGTGTACCCAAAACCTATCTGATTTTAAAAGCACACCCGGGTGAAACGTTTATGATGGGGTGGAAAGCGTCTGATTATGAAGAAATTCCCGCCTATTTTGATAATGGGAATCTCAAAGTAATGCATTTATTCAACCCGGTGCGGCCTGAACAGGAAATCGGATATTCCGAATTTGCATCGGGATTAAAAGATCTGCACGATCTGGATCGATATATGGAAGCGGAAAAAATGGCAGCGTTGGAAGATGCCTGCCTCACCGGTATTGTTACAACGCCTAATCCGGCAGCATTTAACAGCGCCTTTACTCAACCCGCAGGATCATCATCTGAAAGCTATCAGCGGATTCATGAATTTGCGCCGTTGAAATGGCATTATTTACGCCCTGGCCAGGACGTGGAGATTCACGGTCCCCAACGACCAAACAGTCAGTTCGCCGATTATATCAAGCAGCTCAAAAGCGGACCGGCAAACGGATTGGATATGCCGCCGGAGGTTTTTTCTCAGGATTGGGGCGGGCTGAACTATTCCAACGCCCGAACGATTTTGATCAATCTATATTCCGCCTGCATGACACGGCAAACCTATCTTCGGGATCATCTCTGCATACCGGTATGGGAAAACGTGGGTACCTGGTTTGTGATCAAAGGATTGGTTCAGGCAAGGGGATTTGACCGGCGGAAAAAAGATTATCTTGCCAGCAAATGGATACCGAGTGTTTACCGCAAATGGGTAGATCCGCTCAAGGAAAGCAAAGGCGCGGAATCCGATTTGGTTAACAACATCGATACGCTTACGGATATTCTGGCCGAGCGCGGAAAAGATTTTGATGAGCACATTGAGATCCGGGCCAGGGAGATTAAAAAAATCCAAGAGAAAGAGGAACTTCACGGAATCAAATTTCCAACAAGTTCCGCTAAGGCAGTACCCGAGAAGTCTGATGAAAACATAGAAGATGAAAACGAGAAAGGTGATGATAATGGAGAAGAAAAAAGGTCTCTTTTACGGGTTATGTAAGATCGATGCAAGGTCGATAAACGAAACGGAAAGAAGCGTTGACATTTCTTTTTCTTCTGAAACCCCGGTATTCCCTTATTACTGGTCTGATATGCCTCAAATCCTGGTTCATGGCGATCAGAATGTGGATCTTTCCTATCTTCA